TGTGCGCTTTATGGAGGATTATGGCGATCTCGTTCACGATGTAGGGAATAATTACTACGCGGTATCAGAAGATGAAAGCCTTCTTGATGCTGAAACCATTTCAATTATTTTCGGGAATGGTCCGCACACCCAGTTGGATCCACAGGCCTTTAGTCACACATCGCTTTTGCTGGACACCCCCGAGAAGCGTATTGATGCCATCGGGGCCAATCTGTATTTTCAATGGTGCCTAGAGTCGCTGGTCAAAAAGGAAAAAATTCAGCGATGCAATCTGCAAGCGCTAAAGCAGGATTACGACTTTGTTTTTGATTGCACCAATAACTCTCTCCTGGAGCCATTGCCTTCCCACTTTTTTGAAGCAGTGGCAATGTTCATCTATCGCCCCAAGAAGCCTCTTCCTTTTGGCGCACTTACTTACATTGACGGCGAATTGTTTTCCATCTATCCATACAACGACAAATGCTTCTCGCTAAGTCACGTCAGGCACGGAATCATGCTTGGCAATTCGCTTGACGATGCGGACAATGCAAGACGCAAGATTGAGCAGCACGTAGAGCGCTACTGGCCTGACTTTACCGATAGCTTTGACTATCTATTTCCAACGCTTTCCATCAAAGCAAAAACCAAAGACAGCAGCGCCAATCGCACGCCATTAATGCGCCAAGAAGACAATTTGTTTTCCTTTTTCACTGGCAAAATCCAGGGCATCTATGCCATTGAACAAATGGCAAGGCAAATTATTGCTCAGCCATAAAGCTGTCTAAATAAAGGATATTCGCGATGATGCTTAGAGGCATTGGCGAGTTCGCGAGTGATGCCATATTGATACGAGCTTGCATCAAGAAGAAGCTTAATTTGTTTATGCTCGTATTGATTAAGGATGGGGCCATTGTCGGTATCGCTGATATGCACATGAGCAATGAAACGAAAATAATGCTTGATAATCTTCGCTGGACTATCTCCCTGTAGCCAAGCATTATTGGTGTCGAGCATCGTCTTTACATTGCGCAAATTATAAAAATCAATGTGGTTGACAATTTCCTCAACTGTATAGAAATACTTTCCGCCAAATGCCTTAGCAATGGGTTCAATGCAAAGGATGGCATCGTTTGCTTCCAGGATTGAATCCATACGCTTGAGAGTTTCCATCAGGCTTGACGGGCTTCCCCTGCGCAAAGCAGGACTACCAAGGACAAAGCGCTTGATGCCCATCAGCGAACCAAGCTTCACCACTCGCAACAAATGCTCTTGAGTGGCAGCAGTGTCTTCAAAGCTTTGCACCGCACTGTCATAAAACAATGCTTGAGCTGAATACGCCCAGAGTCCATAGTCTTCCCTGTAGCGCTTGGCGATATCGCCAAAGTCTTCGTTTCTAGCAAAGATGCGGGATGGCACTAGTTCAATGAAATTAAAAGCGCCAGCATTGGTGCCCAAGATTTCATGCTCTTCTTCATCTTTCCAGCCGATTGCACTAATGCCAAGCATTGATAAAAGCCTCCATCTTCTTCATTGTCTTCGCCTTGTCGTCTTTATATGGAGGAATGTTGTATTCGATTCGTGGCCCGCTGTCTACTTTTGCGTCAGGGAAAAAGCGGCCAACAATTTCCGTTGTTTCAATGGGGGCCGTGTAAAATTCGTTCGTAGTGCCACTAATTGCTTTCTTCGTGTCCTTCCATAGATCATCCAGGCAATACCATTGATAAGCAGAGTTTGCATTGATCTTCTCCACATTATTGTTTGTCAATAGATCAAACAGAATGTTCTTTTTCATAAGGCGGTGAAACAATGCAGGAAGGCGAATAATTGTCACCACCGAATCGCGGAATGCCGCCTTCACAAGCATTTCAAAGATGTAGCGATTAGTCCCGTAATCAATAGCAAAAATTTCGGGCGTCCCATCTGTATAGTACGCTGTTTGTCCATGCACGTCAATCGTTGAATAAACAATGACCTCCGCTGGACTTGGGAGATGTCGGATGTTTTGAATGATGCTGTTCATATTGTCAAAATCATCTAGCGGCGCTGCATTCGCTTTCCATTTCTCCGCCGGCATACAAGCTAAATACAGCCTTTCGATGGGCTCCTTGAGCAATGGAGCTTCGTGAATGTTTCTGGAATGGAAGCAGGCGCCAAACTCGTGCGCCTCACGAAGCACTTGTCCGATGAGGCCCGTGCTTCCAACCAATACATCCATGCTCACACTGCCACGACTGGCGCCTGTTGACGCATGTATTGTACGCGGCATCTGCAATTAGAAAGGCACGCGCATCGCTGCCCTGGCATTGGCAAGCTTCCAATGGGAGCAACGCCCCTCGCCGCAAAACGCACGCAGTCATCACAATGCTTTGCCTGTGGATCAAGGATGCGTCGCATCAAGCTATAACCTTGTCGCTCTTGTCGAATTGCACTGCCTTCCCAGTAAGAACCTCGCACAGCTTGAGAATACATGCCGATACGAGCAATAGCCATGGGAGTAGAAATGCTCCCAGCCAGAAGATCGCGAGCAAAACCCTCCAGATAACGATATTCCGCACGAAGGCGCTGACCGATGCGACCCCAATCTGAAGCCTGCATATTATCCCTGCCACCATTGCCGATGATTGCTGCTTGTACATGCGCAAGCTTAAGCGCTTCCCTCACGCTTTCTTGCCATTGAACCAGCGTAATATCGCCGTTGCTAAGCATGTTTGTAAGACGACGCAGCAAAGTGCCAAGCTTGTTAATTCGACCATCAACCAAAGCTTCAACGGCAGACTGACTAAGGAAGCGTCCGTTACTTCCGCGATAACGGCCAGTAACGGGGTCGTAGCGCCATGAGGATTCATCAAGACGCAGTTCAAGAGCGGCAGCGAACGTTGATAGATCATTCAGGCCTTGCATCTTCAGCCTCCAGAATATCCTTGAAACGCTCAGGCGCTTCCTCTTTCCATTGGTTCAATGCAGCGTCAATATCTTCTGGACTAATCAGCGATGCTTCGTCAACGTCAGAAAGGATGAGACCTTCCACTTTCATGGGCTCAAGCGCATCAACTTTGCTGCTGACGTTCTTTGCCGGCCCTTTGCGTTCTGGATCGGGATCAGCCTTGCGCTTACGGGCAACAATTGTTTGCCGCTCTTCTTTGCTCATGGCTTGAGCTTTGGCTTGCGGAAGACACTTGGGCTTGCCTTCTTTCTCTTCACGAGCGCCACAAGGGCCAAGGATTTCGCCATTGGCACCAATCCTCACCCATTTCTCCTTAAACCACTTATCAAGATCATCGGCATGAAGCTCCTGTTCGTCGCTCTTGAAAGCTCCGCTCAGCGAGCCATGCTTTTTCTTGTACATTTGCTTGTACTGTTGCACAACGTAACCACTGGCATAAGCAGACGGCCACACTTTGAACTTAGCCTTGGCGGCACTCACTGCTCGTGAATGCAATGCTTCGTCAGTGAATTTTACGTCGCCACGCACTTTCTCAAGATCGCCAGGCAAATAAAGCCCAGCGCTGTCCTCTACTTCCCTGCTTCCATCCATGGGAAGCGTGCCATTCTCCTCATTCATGGGATCGCGGCCGCCAGGAGGCACTGCAAGCTTGCCTTTTCCACCCCCATCTTGAGTGGAGCCACCCCCGGCTTGAGCAGGAAGTTCCCGCACTACGGACGGATCGAGCGTAAGCTCCATGCTCCACTCAGAACCGCCATAACGGGCATCCGCCACCTCCTTGGGACTCAGTACACCGAGCTGGATGTAACGGCCGTCTACAGCCGCCACACGCGCCCGTACGTCAGCCATTTCGCGCTCATTAAGCTCGAACAATGGATTAAAGGAGATGCGCCATGATTCGGGCAGTTCTCCTTTCGTCGGACCTTCTTTACTGAGCATGATGTATTCAAGCAGCTTCTTCATCGGCCGCTTGAAATTGACGCTTTGATAATCGGCAAGCATCTTGGCAAAGTCACGCTCTTCGCTGCGACCAGTGGAACCAAGACCACTCGGGCTTTCGCCAAACAAAACAGTATGAGGAATCTTGCTGGCGCCAATAATATCAACGCGCAGCTTTTCTAAGATTTCTCCAATGCCACCAAAGTTGCGACTAATAAATTCAAGCTCTTCTTTCTCAGCATCAATCGCGTAGCCGCGATAAATGCTTTTGCTCATGTCATTCACCTGCAGGCGATCACGAATGGAGCTTTCCTTGCCAGCAGCAAGCATCGCTGCCAAGCCCCTCACTTTATGAACAAAAATATCAAACTCAGTGAGAAGCGTGGCCGCTGAATTCAATCCCGTCCAATA